ACAACCTGACCCGGCTTAGCAAGCGGATCGCCGATGCCAGTCATCAGCCAAATATGCGAGAACCCCAGGTTGGCTTCAATCTGAAGTGCGCTTTCGATACTAATTGACTCCTGCACCCCGTTGACCCACTGATTGACTAGGCTTTTGGAGGCGCCAGACGCACGGACTATGCCTATCTGGCCATTTTTCCCCTCAAGATCGGGCCGCATCTTGTAGATGTGGGCGAATCTTTCTTGTAATCGTTTCATATTAAGAATTCTAAACAATATTGGATTAAGAATGCTTGACTCCATTGGGTCAAGAGTTCTATACTGAGGTTTCATTACAGCGAGGCCTCCAAATGAACGATGCAATTCTCGAAGCCAAACAGGCCGAAGCCAAACTGGTAATCGACACACTTGGCGGTCCGACCAAGGCCGGGAAATTCTGCGAAGTCTCAAAAAGCGCCGTTTCCCAATGGTTCATCCGTGGCCTGCCTCGCACNCAACGCAAATTCCTGATGGCCGCTCGGCCTGATTTGTTCGCCGCTCAGATGGCCAAGAAATCACGTCGCGCCAAGGCATAACCNCATCCTCTCTTTTTTTACCTAAATCTGTCTGTCCGTAGCTGTCCGATTAAATCGTAAGGGGTCGGAAATGCNTGAAGTTAAACAGCCATCACTGTTCCATGAATCCATCAACGACGCACTGCGCGAAGTCGTCTTGTCATTGGGCGGAACGAAGAAAGTAGGCGCCCTGATGCGTCCGCAGAAGATGATTGACGAGGCCGGTCGCTGGGTGTCCGACTGTCTCAATCCTGACCGCCGCGAGAAGTTCGATCCGGAGGAAGTCATGCTTCTGTTGCGCGAGGCCCGCAAGATCGGATGCCATACCGCAGTCAACCATATTTGCAACGACGCCGGGTATTCGAACCCGATGCCGGTCGAGCCTGAGGACGAGAAGGCGCGGCTGATGCGCGAGTTCATCGAGGCCACGAAGCAGCAGACGCGCAACGTCGACCGCCTGGCCGCGCTGAGTGCCAAAAGCATGGCGGCAGTATGACTCTCAACCAACAAATCTCATGGGTCGAGGATCAGATCCGCTGGATGGAGAAATCCCTCCCGCAACAGGTCGCGCTCGACCGCCTGACGCAGATAGCTGCCGACTGCCGCCTGCGCTGCGCCAAATCCACCCTCACAACACTGACACAGCTGCGCACGATGGTTCGCGGCGAAGGAGTTCCGCAATGATCGTCACCCGAGCATACATCCGCCAAATGGCGCGCGAGGCTTTCGAAGCCGGTCAATCGCGCGACTCGCACAACATGAATTGGCACGCGCCTGCGCTGGTGGACTGGCTTGGCGAATACGACCGGCTGGCAAAAAGCACCCCACGTTTGCATGGTGTACCGGTTAGCGTATTGCGTATTGACGCAGGACAGACAGCATGACCCCCATCGCCCGCGCCCTCACACGTGAGGCACCTGCCGAGCGCCTTGCTGTCGGCGTCTTCCAGCATCCATTCCCATACGTCACGCGCGCCTACGCCATGCTGATGCTGAGCATCGCTGTCAAGTTGGAATGCGGCGTGGCGCCGGTTAAGCAGGGCCGCGGCTGATGCGCGATTACTCGAAAGTCGGCCCGCAGTTCTGGATCGGCAAAACCGGGAAGAAGCTGCGCGCGGCCGGCGTCGAGGCACAACTCGTCGGAATGTACCTGATGACGTCACCGCACGCCAACATGACCGGCCTGTATTACGTGTCCCGCAACTCTATCGGACACGAAACCGGGCTGGGCATCGAAGGGGCTTCCAAGGGCCTCCAATGCTGTATCGAGGCCGGTTTTTGCTCCTACGATGACGAATCCGAGATGGTTTGGGTGCATGAAATGGCCTTCTACCAGATCGCTGAAAAACTACTCGCTTCCGACAAGCGCTCGGCTGGCGTGCAAAACGAGTATGACGCTCTGCCAGACAATCCTTTCCTGGGCGCTTTCTTCGAAAAATACAGCATTCCATTCAACATGAAGCGGAATCGGACAAGCCCCTCCGAAGCCCCTTCCAAGCCCCTCCGAAGCCAAGAGCAAGAGCAGGAGCAAGCACAAGAGCAGGAGCAAGAGCAAGCGCAAGCCGGCGCTCGCCCATCCGCTGCCGCGGAGTTGAGCATTGCTTTTCGTTCTGCCGGCATCAAGACGCAACCCGCTGACCCCCGCCTCATCGCCCTTGCCGAACAAGGGGTTGATGTTGAAACCATTGCTGCGGCCTGCGCCAATGCCAAGGAGGCGAAGCCGAATGAATCGATCGGCCTCGGATACGTGCTGGCCATCCTGCAGCGCTGGGCAGGTGAAGCGGCAAAGCTCAAGGCCACCGGTGCCGCGCAGCCACGCGCCTCCCCGGTCAACGAGAAATTCAATTTTGGCCACCTTGACCGCTCCGGCGATGCTCGGGCAGCTGCTGAAACGATCCGAAAACACAATATCACCGTGCCGGAAGGCGACGAGGAAATCGAGATATGAGCGATTCAACCATGGGCAGCTTTGGCAACTTCATCGGCTCGATCGGCAGTGCAGTCGGTTTTGTGGACGGCAGTTGCCCGGAGCATGGTGCCTTCAACGTGCTGGTGCGCAAGGGGCGCGAATGGCATTGCCCGCGCTGCCTGGAGTTGATGATGGCAAAAGAATCGCACGAACTGTGGCTGACCGAGCGCAACAAGTCACTCATGGACAGCGCGACGATTCCGAAAAAGTACATTGGGCAGCGCTTCCAGGCAGTGACGCCAGAACAGAAAATTGTGCGCGGCACAGTCCGGACATTCCGCGACTTCATACTCGGCGAGCCAACCTGGGCGGCGCTGATCATGATTGGGAAAACTGGCACCGGCAAGACCTTGCTGGCATGCGAGTTCGCGCAGTCGCTCATTTCCAGCGCCTCCAAGTCGGTTCGCTACCTGACCGCCAAGGGGATGATTAGCGAGATTCAGTCCAGTTACGGCCGCGAGGGAAAGAGCGAGGAAGGCGAGTTGATGCGCTTCGCCCAATACGATGTGCTGATCCTCGATGAAGTGGACGCCATCCCGGCGCGCGAGAACTCATCGCTCCTGCTGACCGAGGTGGTCAACCGTCGCTACAACGACAACAAGCCGGTTATCGTGATTAGCAACCAGCCATTCGACAACCTGAGCAAGTTCGTCGGCGACCGCGTACATAGCCGCCTGCATGAAAACTCGTTCGCGTGCGACTTCGACTGGTCGGACTTCCGCCGCGTCGGAGTACAGGCATGAGCGCCGCGCTGGAAAGCCAAGCCGCGGCCCTATTTCCGTTTCAGGGCGCCGATCACAAGGCATGGGCCAAGCGCATCATGTGGCGCCACGACCGCGGCGACAAGACGCTGAGCATGATCCAGCTGCAGTTTGCGCGCACGGCGCTGGAAATCGAGGCGACGGCGTAATGATCCCCGCCCGCATCCCCGTCAAGCAGCCGCTCGCCGAGCCGAAGCGCCGCATGCGCAAGTGCGCCGTCAAATCCTGCCGCGCCACATTTGCGCCGCGCAACATGATGCACAAATGCTGCTCTGCACCATGCGCCCACGACTTCGCCATTGCCGAGCGCGTACGCAAGGAGCGTTCCGAGCGCCAGGAGGGTTTGAAGAAGCTCAAGCGCCGCGCCGATCACATCGCTGACGCGCAGATAGCCTTCAACGCATTCATTCGTGAGCGCGACCGCTTGGCCGGCCATCCATGCATCTCCAGCGGTTTGCCGCTCGATTGGTCAGGCAACAACGTCGACGCCGGCCATTACCGCAGCCGTGGCAGCGCGCCACACCTGCGCTTTGATGAGCGCAACGTGCATGCGCAGTCGAAGCAGCAGAACCGCTACGCATCGGGCAACGCTGTCGACTACCGCATTGGGCTGATTGCGCGCATCGGACTGGCCGCTGTCGAGGCGCTGGAGCACGACGACACGCCGCGCAGGTGGGCGGTCGAGGAACTGCTGGCGATCAAGGCGACGTACAGGGTGAAGCTCAAACAACTCAAGGAGGCAGCATGAAAACAGCAATTTACATCGAAGACGGCGTTGTGCAACTGGTCATCACGCCCGAGTCGGACTTCGAAAAGGATTCGCTCAAGTCGTTCCGCGATAAGCCGCTTGACGCGCAGATCTTCAGTGGCACGTTTTACGACTGCCGGGGTGGCTGGACGCGGCAGTCAGTGTTTTATCCGGACTCTTTTGGAGAGCGCACCGACGATGCCAGTCTGATCCTGCGCATGGCGAGTGCAAAGCCAACTGCAGCATAAAACGGGAACCGGCGCACCGATGAGCGCCGAATTGGGGAGATGAGAATGTTGGAAGACTTCGGGTTATTTTTAGTGGCAATGGTCGGCATAGTTGTAGTGGTTGGAGGGGCCATTTTCGGCGGCATTACGATTTACCGCCTGAATTTTGACCAGCCGGCATGCGCCGCCTTTGGGAAGTTGTCCGGTCTGGAAACTTACTATTCGCTCGGAACCGATTGCATCGTAAAGAGTGGCGGCGTATGGGTGAATTATTCCGTAGTCACCGGAAATCAGCAGCAAATCACCATCAAGAGCAAGTAGCCCCCCCCACCGGAGAACACCATGTCCCATACCCTCATCGTCGTTGCTGGCTGCTGCCTCGCAGTATTCACTGTATTCATCATCATTGCCTGCGTGGCTTCGGTCATGTGCAGCCCGATCGAGGATATGGATACGGAGCGCTTGTGACTGCCCTGCTAAAACGTCTGCGCGCATACCTCAATCGGCAGCGCATCAAGAAGCTGATGGTCAAGCGTGCCGAGTATATGGGCGCAGCGCAGTGCCTTCGTGAGGGTGGGCTTGTGAACCCGGCCATCGAGGGTCGAATCGCCGCCATTGACGAGTTGATGCGGCAACTCAAGGAAAACGCATGACCGAACGCACGATCAAAGACCGCCTGGAGAATTGGGCTAAGGTGCAGCGCAGTGGCTCAAGTGGCGGTGGCGCTATGGTCGCACGCGAGACACGCGGTAGTGGTGGCTCGGGCGGCGGTTGCATGACCGATGTCATCTGCACGATGCTGCGGCAAGCAGCAAACGGGCGCACTGGCTCATCTGGCATGCGCTCTGACGCCGACCACGCCGACGCCGAGCTGGTCAACCGTGCGTGGCTCCTGATGCGCGCAGAGCCGAAAGCGCTGCTCAAGTGGTACTACGTGCACAACAAGAACCCGAGCGAGATCTGCCGCAGGTTAGAAATCAAGCACTATCCGCGCAAGATATTCGATAACGCGCTGTGGGCGGCTGAGGAAGCGATTGAGGGCATAATGGCGGCAAGGAAGACAAAATGAAGACGTTTCGATATGAGTTGGGACACAAGGCGCTTGCCACCATGACTGTGGCAGAGTTGCGCGCTAAGCTTGCGGAATTTCCTGACGATATGCCGGTCCTGGCGCGCTGGGAGGGTCAGAGAATGCCGGTCGGCTGCGAATTCGAGGTGGAGGGGTTCAGTGCAGGCTTTGATGCTGACCGGTGCGAATGCTTGGTGATTGATGTTGAGAACAGTTTATGAATTTCCAAATTACATTGACATCCTGCACTATCTAGCGTAGATTGCTCGTTACAACTTGATACCGTCTATGACGCGCTGATTCCCAATGGGAGCTATCGGCGTCACTGGACCAGAAGCCCGCTCAGCAATGATGCGGGCTTTTTGTTGCCGCTCACATTGCGAGGCGACCATGACGCAGACCACCAAGCCCGACAAGGTAACGGTCCGCGAATGGTTGGATCGTCGCACGCATCCGCAACAAGATGACCCGCCGCCCTCGCCGGACGAGATCCGCG